ATGAGTAGAAATTTAGGACAAAGTTCTGGCAGAAAAGAAAGACGTGAAATTTTGAACAAACCACGTGAATTTAATAACCGTAACACCTATAAAATGAAGGTGGTTAATTGGGGTAGAGGGCAAATTAAAAGATATGTACCTAATATCCAGTTGGTTTTTAATTGGAAAAAAATGGAAGTTGTTAAGATAACCCATTGGGTTGAAAAATAAAAGCTATGCCGAAACAAAAAGAAGTACCTAGATGGTTTGTTGAGCGGGTTAAGGATATTAACCTACGCTTAATTGATGAGTTGAATATGAGTTGGGACGAAGTACTTGATTTTTGGGAAGAAATAATAAAAGAGTGTAGACAAGAAAATGAAGATACAAAATAAAGAAACTATTAACTCCCTAGGGTGTAAGGTTAAACGAAGCTATCCGGTGTGTAATGAAAATTACGATCCAAAGGTTTGTGGTGACCGGGAAGCCGGTAGCTTCGTTGATACCTGCCCTAATTGTGGAAAATCCGTTTAAAAATGATGTTACTAAATATTGGTTTAATTCTAGCGCAAATTTTAGGAACCGCAGTTGCTGTGGGGGTTGGTGGTTTTTTGTTTTTCGATAATAAAGTTTCAGAAAAAAGAAAGCCTAAACCTAAACATAAAAATGTTAAGGACGTAAAAGTTAACATTGTTTGGGAATACAACCATTTAAACGGTTGCTGGGAAGTATGGACTAAAGATTAACAAAAGGCGCTCGCCCTGCAAGGCATATGAGCGCCTTAATTAAATAAATAATTATGAAAACAAAGGTAACAATTTTAGCGCTTCTGCTAGCAGGAAGTTTGCTTTCGCAAGTTAGGGACGATAAGTACCTGGCTGTGGCAACAAATTATGCGGTTAACCATAACGATAATTTGGTGATGAACGCTATTGGTGAAGCGGGTGTAACGTATCATTTTTTAGACGTTTCGGCTCGGTATGAGTTTGTAAACCTACGCCAAAAGTATCACAGTTTTAGTGCTGGTGTTGGCGTGGTAATTATAGACAAAGAAGGCTGGTTGTTTATACCTGGTGGTAAATACGGTGTTATTATGCGCGATACTGCAGATTATAACAGTGGTACACAATATTACGGGTTTGATGTGGAAGTGCGTAAAAACATAAACAGGTTTTTTGTTGCTATTGAAGTAAGCAGCGATTACAGGACCGACCTTGGTGTGCTTTGGGATGATGCCGACTGGAAGGAAAGTGTTCACTTAAAATTAGGTTTTAAACTGTAGGTTATGGAAAAAGAACAAGAATCAACCCAAGTAAAAACGCTTAACCGCATTACCAGTTGTGTAGCGTTTTTGTTTAACACTGATTATAACGGACTACGTGGTTTTAATGATGAAGGTAACAAATTTGCGTGTGCGTATTTGGCTAAAAAATTAACTGGGTTTGATGATGGTGTTATTAGTACGTATTTCCGTACCAATGTTGGGTATATGCGAAGCAAATTTGAAGATATAGCCATACAGCTTGAAATTGACGACGATCTAGTAATGAAGTTTGGGCAAGTGCGTGGGCTTTGGAAATGTGTACAGGATGGTGAGAAGATATACTGAAGCTGAAGAACAGTTTATCTATAACAATTACCGGAAGTTGGGCGATGCCGAACTGGGTGAACAAATAGATAGAACTGCCACTGCAATCAGTAAAAAATTGACCGCTTTGGGTTTAAAACGAACCAAAAAGCAACGTAATGATATTATGAAACGGTTGGCGGGCCATACCAGGTTTAGCAATACCAATAAACCAACGGTTAAAATGGTACAGCAACGAACGCAAACCCGCCTAGAGAATGGGTATGAACACAATGGATGGACCAAAAGAAAGATAGGTAAAGCTATTAGTAATACTTGGAAACAACAAGCAAAGCTAGCTAGCCGTGGCGAGTTGGTGGGTTATTATAAAAACGGAATTAATTAAATATTTGAATATGGTAAAATCAAAAAGAAAAGGTGTTTTAATTATAAGTGAAGCTGTGTTTTATGATGAAAATCAAAATGAATTATTCGCTTCAATTTATAAGGTTTTTAGACCATATTTTATTGATAATACAATGGTTCCTTTTGATAGGAAGATTAAAGTTTTTGGGGTTAATAAAAGTTTTGAAGAAATAGAAGAAGGTGAAAAAATACCAGAATATTTAGTTGAAGTAAAAACATCTAAAAGGGGTAGTAAAATTGAATCGATAAAATTTATTAAAAAATAAAATACTATGCAAGTAAGAGGTGCAATACTGGAAATACAACCAGTGAAACAAATAAGCGAACGGTTTAGCGTTCAAAACGTCTATATAGACACCAGTAATTATAACAATATGACCGGTGAAAAGTACGAAAACTGCAATCATTTTCAGGTTATAAACGGCAAGGTGGATCTATCTGGGTTAAAACGTGGTGATGTGGTGGATGTGAAGTTTTATATAAATGGAAGGTTCTTCACTAAAAAAGATGAAACGCAAGGCTTTATGCAGACGTTAAATATAGCTTCAATTGAGCGGGCTAAAAATACTGCAAATGAGTTTATTGTATTTCCTGAAGAACAATTAATCAATACTGAAATTCCGCAATAATGCAAAGAGATTTTAAAGGTATATGGATCCCGAAAGAGATATGGTTTTTTGAAGGGCTTACTATTACTGAAAAAGTATTCCTTTCAGAAATAGATAGTTTAGATCAGGGCGCTGGTTGTTTTGCTAAAAACAGACACTTTGCCGAGCTGTTTAAACTAAGTAAAAACCGTTGTAGTGAGATTATTTCTTCATTGTCTGAAAAGGGATTTTTAAGAACGTTTTATGAAGAAGATAATTTACGAAGAATGGTATTAATTACCCCCTTCGGAATCTCGAACCCCCCTTCGGAATCTCGACTGACCCCTTCGGAATCTCGACTGACCCCTTCGGAATCTCGACAACCAAATAATAGGAATATAGATATACATATAGAAATACAAGAGAGAGAAGGCGCGCTCTTTTTTTTAATGTCTAATTATCCTAGTAAATGGGAAAGCTTTGAAATGAAGCATAAAAAACAAATTCCTGAATGGAATAAATTTCTTAAAGATTTTGATACTACTGTAGACATCGAGGAACTGCCGTTCAAAGATCGTGTTTTATTTGCCCGCCTTGAAAAGTATGCCGGCAACTGGATTTATAACATTGGTAAGGATAAGGGGCGTGTGGTTAAACTGAATGAAGCAAATGAAGCGCACCCAAGTAGAAAACGTATAAAATACAGCTGATGCAAACTAACCAAGTAAATAAAAGCAAAATAGTTTCACTTGAAAAAGGAAAGCTTCCGCCACAAGATGTTGGATTAGAAGTCATCATACTTGGTGGGATGTTGATAGATAAAAAAGGTGTGGATGACTGTTTAGAGGTTATTAAAACCCCGGATGTATTTTATAAAGATGCCCATAAAAACATATTTGAAGCGATTAGTTATTTATATAACAAAGCTGAAGGTGTTGATATTGTTACGGTTTCGGAACAATTAAAAAAGAAAAAATTACTAGAGGCTTCTGGTGGTGATTATTATTTGGTTCAGTTAACGCAGAAAGTTTCTTCTGCCGCTCACATTGAATTTCATAGTAGGATTGTGCTACAAAAATTTATTCAACGTGAGTATATCCGTTTTGCAAATCAACTGCTTGAAAGTAGTTATGATGATTCTGCTGATGTGTTTGATATGATGGAACAAGCAGAAATTAATTTCACTAAAATTAGTGAGATGATTAACCGTGGTAAATCTGAAGTTAGTTGGGCAGATGCAATTAATGAAGTGCCGAAGCGTGTTGAATTTTTAACCAATAATAGTGGCGATGTTACAGGTGTTACAACTGGATTGGTAAAGTTAGACAAATGGTTTGGTGGTTGGCAGCCTACAGATTTAATTGTGATTGGTGCGCGCCCTGGTATGGGAAAGACAGCTTTTACTATTAATAATATGATTAAGGCCGCTCAATCTGGTAAAGTTGTAGGGTTTATGAGTTTAGAAATGAGTGCTATTCAGTTAGCTACAAGAGGTGTGGCGGTTAATAGTAATTATCATATGAGGCAGTTAAATCAAACTGGATTTGAACATCCTAAATATTTTAAAGGTTTAAATGATTTGGTGAATGTAATGGCAGAGTTGCCTATTCATATTGATGATCGCCCTGGTTTAAATATTGGTGAAATGAAAGCTAAAGCACGTTCTTGGAAAAGAAAGTACGGCTTAGATATTCTAATAGTAGATTATATTCAATTAGCTGATGGTCATAGTGATGTAAGGATTAGAACTGGTGAAACTTCCCGTGGATTAAAACATATTGCAAAAGAATTAGAAATTCCTGTAATCGGTTTATCTCAATTATCTAGAGGTGTGGAAACAAGAGGTGGTAGTAAAAGACCTTTGTTATCAGATTTAAAAGAAGCTGGTGATATTGAGCAGGATGCAGATATAGTAGGTTTCTTGTACCGTCCTGCTTATTATGGTTTTGAATGTGATTATGAAATATTAGAACAAGACGAGAATACTGAATTTATTGTAGCAAAAAATAGAAACGGTGGGATAGGAACTGAAGGGATTTGGTTTGAAGAAAACAAAACAAAGTTTATGGATTATTCGCCAATGATTAACCGTGAAGATGATGAAGTAGATTTTTAATTATGCCTAAACAAAGTAAAAAATTACGTCCTAATTGGGTCCCTAAACGTGAAAAGCATCAACGTTTAGTTGATAATTATGATTTTTATAATTCCTCAAAATGGAGGAGAACAAGTTTAGCTTATAGAAGTGTAAATAAAACTTGTGAATTAGAGTGTAAAGATTTAGGTATTGTTGGCCCAGCAGATGTTTGTGATCATAAAGAACAGTTACAAATTATATTAGAACAGGGTAGAGATCCTTATGATTGGAATGAATTACAGAGTGGTTGTAAAAAATGCCACGCGAAAAAGAGTGGTGAAGAGTCAGCTAGGAGTAAATAAATACGGGGTATCCCTAAAAAAGTTAGAATAGTAAAAACACTAAACATCGCCTGTTAATCAGAATTTTTGTGAAGCAATATTTTTTAAGGGGGGGTATAAAATAGAGTAGTATGAATATAGTACATAATTCAAAATCGAAAGGAAAGAAGGTGACCGATGTGGTTACTGAAGTTCCGAAAGTGCCTAGTTATTTTAATGGCACCGAAAAAAGAAATTTTAAACGTATTGCTGAAATATTAATTTCAGAAAAAGCTTTAAAGAAACGGCACATACCTACTATGGAAATATTCTCGGTAGAGCTTGCGCAGTACGAATGGGCCGTGAAAGAAATCCATAAAAAAAACCGTAAAAAAGCAGGAACCGGGTTTGTGCAAAAATTTACAACTGGTGCTGTACAGGTAAGCCCATACATTACCGTAAAAGAAAAAGCATTGAAACAGATTTTTATTTGCCTTCGCCGTTTTGGTATGGATCCAAAAAGTGAAAAAGAACTGGAAGCTAGTAACCAATTAAAACTACCGTTGGGAGTTGACGACTTCTTAGGAAAAAAATCATCTTAAAAATGAAACCAACAAAAGAAATGCTTCAATCCGTTCCGTTTCAGTATGCAAACGATGTACGTTCCGGTAAAATTGTAACCGGAAAGTATATTAAGTTGGCGGTTGAGCGGTTTTTTAGATGGTTAGACACCGCCGAAGAAGATGGGTATTACCTGGACCACGAAGCAGGGATGCGTGTAATTAATTTCTTCCCAATGTTTATTAATCATACAAAGGGCGCGGGTATTGCGGGAACACCATTTAATTTAGCACCATTTCAACAGTTTACACAATACAATCTTTTTGGGTGGAAAAGCACCACCACTGGCCATCGTCGTATAAATACAATTTACGATAAGCGAGCAAAGAAAAACGGTAAATCTGCAGAGATGGCAGGGCTTTCTCTTTACGTTATGGCCGATGATGATGAATACGAAGCTGAAATTTATGTAGGTGCCACGAAAGAAGATCAAGCGAAAATATGTTGGACGGCCGCAAAAAACTTTATTGAAAGCCCGTTGGCAAACCCACGGTTAAAGCAAATAGGTTTCAGTACTCGGTTAAAGGAAATTCGTTTTGCTGGCAACGGTAGTAAAATGATGCCTTTGGGTGGTGATAGTAAAACGCAAGATGGTATAAACAGTCACGTTTCAATAATAGATGAATACCACGCCCATAAAGACGATGGTGTAAAGGAAAATTTAGAAACTTCTTCAGTATTACGCACCCAGCCCATAACCTATCATATCACCACAGCCGGAACCAATATACAATCGGTGTGCTATAATTATGAAGAAGTGTGTAAAGGTGTTTTGTTGGGGACAAATGAAGAAGATGATACCCTATGGATCATGATTCACGAAATGGATGATGGCGATGATTGGCAAGATCCCGAAAATTGGTATAAGTGTAACCCGCTTTTAGGGCAAGGCCTTACAATGGAACGAATGAAAAAAGATTATCATAAGTGTGTGCTTCAGCCTTCAAAAAAGAGAATTTTCAAAACCAAAAACCTTAATATGTGGGTTGATGAACAAGACCCTTGGATTGAAAATGAAGTGTGGATGCAAAACAGTGATAAAGTAAAAATTGAAAATTTTATAAAATACGGCTGTTACGGCGCTATAGATTTAAGTACCACTACCGATTTAACCTGTACAGGATTTTTAAGCAATCCAGATGAAGAAGGTATTCAAGATTTTTTGGTTTTAGTTTTTTGCCCTAAAGACACCATTGATAAACGTTCAAAAGAAGATAGAGTTCCTTATAGGCACTGGAGTGAAACCAATATGATTGATTATGTAGAGGTTCCTAAACATTTAGAAGCAGATTTTTCACATTTAATCAACGATTTAAGATTGTTAATAGCTACTGAAGGAAATGTGGTGGATTATAATGTAATGGAAGATTATTCAAAAAAATATTATTTCCTATTGAAGTGTTTAGCGTTTCTTTTTGATAGGTATAACAGCACACAACTAGTAACAAATTTAATAGAATCAGGGTTAGAAATGTTACAATTTGCGCAGACCACCACCTATTTTTCAACACCAACAAAAGAAATTGAAAAATTAGCATTATCCGGAAAACTCCGACACGGCGGAAATCCATTATTACAATGGTGTTTAACCGGTTGCGGAACGTATATAGACCCTAATGAAAATGTAAGATTAAGTAAAAAACACAGTACAAAAAGAATAGATCCATTAATAACATTAGTAATGGCTGAAGCTGGCGTACTAAACACCGAAGAACCCGAAACCAGCGAAAGCGTTTACAACAACCCGGACGCAGAGTTTTATGCGTGATTATGTTCTAACCGTGTTTTTAAATTGGTTAGAACGTATGGGGAGTATGTTTCGTTGCCGTGTGTGTAAAACTATGACTGCAAGGAATGGTTTGGGAACACGTAAGGCAATGAACGATTTAAAAAGCCCTGCCGTTAGGCAATGTAATATACTCGGTGTTCACAGGCGTTGCCGAAACAAAACAAGTAAACAATAACTTAAACATTGAATTATGAGAGAAATTAAATTTAGATACAGATTAAAACTAGTTTCTGATGATTGGGGGAATTACAAAGAAGGTGATATAGATACTTTTTATATCTCTTTAAATGATAAAACAAACGGATTGTACCGTTTTTCAATAGATGAAAGGTGGGATGTAGTTTCTTGTGATGAATGGACTGGATTAAAAGACAAAAATGGAAATGAAATTTACGAAGGCGACATTATGGAAACTCAAACAAATAGATTAGTAGAAGTTTGTTTTAGTAATGGAGTTTTTCAGCAAAAAAATATTGATACTGGTTATGTAGTGAGTTTAGTTACAAATTCAGATAGGAGTAAAATTATAGGTAATATACACGATAATCCAAATTTTAAAGACGGTGAAGTGGAACGAACCGCAAGGGCTTTTTAAATCGAATACTCCCCATACGTTCACAGGCATTAGTGTTGTAGTGTGTTTGAGGCACGATAACCACAACACGTATCCGATGCAAGGGCAAGTGGTCAGAGTGGAACGAATTAGCACTTGCCCTTGTTGAGGTTATGCCTGTGAACGCTCGGGGTATAAAGCGAGTGCGGCGTTTTGCAGATATGTATTTATTTTAATGTTGGTAACATAATAACCAGAATATATTGATTTAATGGATTTGAACAGCCGAACGGAATTGGCTATGCACCGTATGAAGCATAGCGGAATATGGGGCATAGGTGTTGTTAGCATTAGTACGGATTAATTTAACGATAAAAAAGGAACAAAATGAGTTTAGATGTTTATTTAGAAGACCCGACAGCAAAGTATGAAACGGAATCTTTGTACTGGGCAAACATTACCCATAATTTGGGCGAAATGGCTGATAAAGCTGGAATTTACAAAGCACTTTGGCGACCTGAAGAAATAGGTGCGAAGTATGCAGAAGACATTATTGAGACTGTAGAAAAAGGATTAGCTGACTTAAAAGCAAGGCCTGAATACTTTGAGCAATTTAATAGCCCAAATGGATGGGGAATGTACGAGCATTTTGTTCCTTTTGTTGCTAAATACTTGGAAGCACTTAAAGAATACCCTGAAGCTAAAATAGAAGTGAGTAGGTAGTATTAATGCTAACGCTCGGGGTATAAAGCGAGTGCGGCGTTTTAAGGAATTTATAAGAAACATTAATTAGTAAACAACCTTATTTAAGTTTAACCCGATATTCTTAAATAGTCCAGCCGAACGGCAGCTTTTAAAATGCCGTATTCGCTTTATATGTTGTTCGGGTTCGTTGACCGTAGGGCAGTCCTACAGAAACCAAATATTAACAAGCCTAAATATAGGCATTTTACACCCCGAGCGTTCAGGTTAATTGAGCGTTACGGGAATATTTAAAACCATTCGGATGAAGACATTTGACCAAATTGAAGCAAAAATTAAGAATTTACGCAACAAAGAAGAGGAAATTTTAATTTATAAAAAAAACCAAGCTTTGAAAAAAGAGCCTATCTCTTTAGGTAAAGCCCTAAAATTAAATGAAATACAAAGTAAAATTTCTGTATTAAAGTGGGTTTTAAATGTGTAGTAATGCGCCCCGTAGGGCAATTAACCTGAACGGATTAGCATATGATTTGACACGTAATAGAAGAACAAAACTTAAATATAGAACAGAATGAAAGCAAAAAACTTTAGAATAGGAAACCTGTATATTGATATAGACGACAAATTATGTGAAATGTCTGGTTATGACCTATGGCAAATGAGCGTTAAGGAAAATAACGAAACTTTAGGTGTGAACGAATATAAGCCAATTTACTTAACAGAGGATTGGTTAATAAAATTAGGAATGGAAACGCCTATAACTGACGACCCAATATTTGAACACGGAAAATGCAAGTATGACGACCCGTTTAACCATTTTAGAAAAACATCACAAAGTTTAATAGACGCTACATTTCAAATTGGCGGTGTTGATTTCTATGCCGATAGTACAGGTTTTTGGATGCCAATATTTGATGAATATACCGAATTGAAATATGTACATCAATTACAAAACTTGTTTTTTGCGATTACAGGTAATGAACTTACGGTTAAGCACGAAGTAAGTGTTTAATTATATGCATTGTTATGTTTTAGTTGCGCCCTAAAGCGTAACACTTGCGTAAAGATTGGCGCAATTAAACATAACGTAAATGGTATATGAATAGTAAATAATGCGATATGGGATATTTTCAACACAAACACAGAAATATAAGCGAAGCAGGTATTTTAAAGAATTGCATTTGGTGTAATGAAGAATTTGAAATGGATTCTGGAAACCAAAAGTATTGTAAAAATCCTGCGTGTAGAGACGATAGATGGATAGCTAATATGACGAAACGACAATACATAAAACACACTGACGGAGAGTGTTTGAAGCACAATGTTGATTAGCATTATTTATTATTTATATACCGTGTTAGACATCTTTTAAAAATATGATTATGAAAAAAGCATATTTATTTAAATTGAAATTGTGGAAGTATGACCCTGCTGAATATATTTTGGTCTATGCAAAAAACGAAGATGAAGCAAGAGAAAAAGGTTCTAAAAAATTAAACTACAACTCTGGTGAACAAGTAAAACCAAAAGATTTAAAACTGGTCACTTATTTTTAATTGTGCCTAACGGCCATGGCTATGGCAAGTGCGGGATTTTGAAACCGATTCTTTGTCCGCCAGACAGAAAGTTATTTAGTTGTAATATATTCATTTTTAAGCAGTCAGCCCGCATTTGCTATAGCCGATGTTAGCGGTTCGGGCTTTTTTTTTATTTGTCGGCAAAGTCATTTTTATTCTGTCGAATGTAATTTACCTGAATTTGTTGCAGGTTCTCAGTCTGATAAAGTTCATAGAATTCATCGTCCAAGTCATTTAATGGATTGTCTTCATATGATTTGCTAAATCCTTCAATTGTTCCGTCTTGATGTTTTGTAATTTCTTGATTTTCTTTTTCATAAATCTTATTCGCTCTTTCAGTCAGGTTGGCAAATTTGTTCGCACCGACAAGTTTTAATGCTGCTGGTATTTCATTGTAAAACTGTCCACTTGAATTGAAGTAGAATTGATTGTAGCCACCGTTATTTACTTCTGCTTCCAACAGCCAAATCAAATAGATTGCTTGTCTTGACTTATTCCAAGTCATTACGGTTTCATATTCTTTTTCGTAGTTATCTGGCAGTTTCGTGGTGAGGTTGTCAAAAACAACTTGCAATAACTCATCGTCAGAAGTAGATTCAATTATTTCTTTGGTCAATTCTTCGTGAATTGGTCTGTTTTTAAATGCTTCTATTGATTGGGCAATCTGGTCGTCCATATCATTTGTTTTTGTACTGTCATTATTCTTTGTCCGTCCCGAACAGCCGAACAAGTTTAAAATTGTTGATATTATTCCCATTATTAAAAATGTTCTTATCATCGGTGTCGTCTTCTTGCCTGACCGCTAACATAAGTATATCACCACCTTCCTTTGTAACCCTTATAATACCTGCAAGTATTAATTAACTAAAATAAATAATTATGAAAAATCAACACTTAATAGACGAGTTTAAAAAGTACCTTCAGTTAGCTGGAATGTCACCGCGGACCATTAGAAGTTACAGCAAAATATTAAAAGACTATTTAAACTTTGTGCCCGATCCGTATTTTGCTACTACGCAAGATTTAATAGACTTTGCGCTAACTAAAAACAGTGTAAGCCACCGAAAGCAAACCCAAGGTGTGTTTAAACATTTCTATAGAAAGATAATCCTGAAACCGAAGATACTAACCTGCCTACCAAAAATAAAAAAGCAAAGTAAGCTTCCGGTGATATTAAGTGAAGTAGAAGCACATCACGTAATAGCAGGATTATTAAATATAAAACACCGGTCCATACTTCATTTGCTGTATTACGGTGGTATGCGAATTTCCGAAGTAGTAAATTTAAAAATTTTTGATATAAACGGAAAAAACAACACCGTTCATATTAAAAATGCGAAAGGTGCCAAAGATAGGGTAATACCCTTACCAGAAGAAACAATGGACCTGCTACGTGCGTATTACAAAAAATACAAACCGAAAACCTACCTGTTTAATAGTTACATAAAAAACACGAAATACAGTGTAAAATCCATTAGAAAAGTAGTAAAAAAAGCAGTACATTTACAAGGTATAAGTAAAAATATCACTCCGCATAGCTTACGCCACAGCCGTGCAACGCACTTACTGGCAAACGGGGTAGATATTAAATTTATAAAACAGTTTTTAGGCCACAACAGCATAAAAACAACCGAACGTTACCTGCATCTCACCACTACAATGTTGCAGGACCAGATCACCACTGCAGATAGATTTTTAAAACATAAAATTGAAACCGCCGCATAAATGATTCCGGTACAGAAGTTAACACACGCCCAAAAAGTAGAAATAGCCATTAAATTACGCTCCGCTGCCGATTTTTTCGCCACTTATTACGAGTATTTACCTAAATTTAAAATGCAAAAAGACTGTTTTAACTACTTAAACGAAATACATTTAGAAGTGTTTGGTGAAGAAAAATACTCAAACTACGGAAGCTTTAGGGTGATAATGCACCGGGACGGAAAAAAATACCTAAAATCAAGAAATAAATGAACCTTTTTTACATCATATTCCGCTTTATAATTACGCTTTTATTGGCGTTTTCAGCTTCCTTTCTGTTAGATTTAGAGCTAATTTACAGCAATTGGGTGCGTTACGCCCTTGTATGTATGTTTATTGCAGCTATTTTAATCGTGGGTGTAAAGTGGGTGATAATTGATATTAAAAAACTTTCAAATAACTAATTATGACTGCATTTAGAAAAACGGAAAAAGTAAGAATGTCTAGTGGTATAGTTAGTTATTATATACAAGTTAAAAAATGGTACGGATGGAAATCTGTTAAGTTTTTTGGGACTAGGTCTGAAAGAAACGATTTTTATAATAAAATTAAATATAAACAAAGTTAACAATGTTAACTTAAAATAGATACATCGCCCACTACTTTAGCAACATAAGTTGTAAGTATGAGCTCCTTTAAAAAGGCATTAGTATCTATCGTTAACTCCTCACCTTTACAGGAATCAAGGTCGTCTGGTCTTGGTTCCTTTTTTCCTTTTTTTGGTGGCGATGCTACTTCAACAACTGTAAACAGCAACACCGCACTTACCATCCCGGCTTATTTTAATGGTCTTAACCAGATAGCCGGCGATATTGCAAAACTGCCAAAAGGAGTTTTTCAAAAAGTAGATGGCGAGGGCACCGCGGTAAACCACAAAGTAAAATACCTGCTTAACAAAGAGCCTAATAATTTAATGACGGCATACGACTTTCATTTTATTATGGCCTTTGCTGCTATGCACCGCGGTAATGCCGTGGCTTATATAGTTCGTAATAAAAACACGGCCGAAATTGACAGCCTTATTTTTATTCACCCGGACGATCTACATAATATTTTCCTTTCAAACGGGAAGCTGTATTACAAAACTAAATTCGGTCTATTCACCGAAGAAGAAGTAGTACACATTAAAGGCTTTACCGATAACGGTCTTATAGGTAAAAGCCTTATCACGTATGCCGCGGAAACGTTAGGTATTGCAAAATCGGCACAATCATTCACCAGCCATAACTACAAATCACGTGGCTTAGGTTTCGGATGGGTTGAAAGTGAAAAAGCATTAGAGCCTTCAGCTAAAAAGAAAATTGAAACTGCTGTAAACAGCAAACTTTCTGCTGAAGGAAAAATTAAAACCGTAATGTTGGACGAAGGGATGAAATACCATCCCATTACAATGAATATGCAAGAAGCCCAGCTAATAGAGCAAGGTAAATTTAGTATAGCCGATATTGCCCGCATCCTTAACATTTCAACCAGAAAATTAAAAGACAGCGAAAGCGATAACTACGCCAGTGCGTATCAAGATGCGGTAGATCACCTAAACGACTGTTTAATGCCGTGGATAAAACGCTTTGAGCAGGAATATGGCCGTAAGTTATTTTCCCCTTCCGAAAAACTGGACCACTACGTAAAACTAAACGACAATCTATTGTTGCGTGGCGATTTAACTGCAAAAGGCGCTTTCTACAATCAAGCAATATTTAGCGGCTGGATGAGCCGTGACGAAGTACGCCAACTGGAAGAACTTAACACAGTAGGCGGTGTATTAGCCGAATATCTAACCCCGGTAAACACACAAACCCCAGAACAAATTCAAAAAAACCTAAACGATGAGCAAAGTAAATAAAACAGCAAACGAAAAAGAACGTCGGTTTTTTGATGTTCCGGTAACCTTCGAAGCACGTAACGAAAACGATACTAACGAAGGTATTATTGAAGGGTATGCCGCTCTATACGAAAGCCGTACTAATTTAGGGTGGATGGAAGAAGAAATACTTCCGGGTGCCTTTGATGATGTAGTGAACGACGATGTTCGCTGCCTTATCAATCACGATCCGCAATACATTTTAGCACGAAGCAATAACGGGCAAGGCACATTAACCTTAACGTTAGATGCTCGCGGGTTAAAGTACAGCTACAAAACCCCTAACCGTAGCTATGCAAAAGACTTGGAAGATGCAATACGCTCTGGCGATGTGTCGCAAAGTTCGTTCGCCTTCAGTATTAAAGAAGAAGAATGGATAAAAAGAGACGGCCAGCCCGATCTTAGAAAAATTAAAAAGTTTGAACGCTTGTACGATGTTAGCCCGGTCACCTTTCCTGCTTATGCAGATACCACCGTAGCAAAGCGATCATTTGAAGAAACAAATAAACCCCAGGTAGTACAACCAAAATTTGACGAGTACGAAGCTCGTCATAGAGTGTTAACCCTTAAATCCGCTAAATAATGAAAAAAAGCGATCAATTAAAGCAAGAGCGAGCTTCAAAACTTGAAGAATTAGACAACCTAATTACAACTCGCAAAAATGAAAAACGTGATTTCACTTCAGAAGAAGAAACGCGTTTCGATTCTTTGGAAGAAGAAATTGGCAACTTAGACACGCAAATTAAGCGTGAAGAAAAAGTAGAAGCAGCCGAAAAAAGAGCTGCCGAACAAGCTGCTGAAATTCATAACCCAGCACCTGAATTTAAAACTGAAGGTGGTGAATCAAAAGAAAAACGTGCGTTATCGCAACGTGCTTCGGTTACAAAAGCAATTCGTTCTGCAATGTCCGGTAGAGAATTAACCGGTGCAGAAAAAGAAATGAACGAACTGGCAATCGAAGAAAGCCGTGCAGCGGGTGTTCCAATTCCAGATAACTCAAAAGTAAACATCCCTATGTCTTTCTTACGTGCATCTGCACAAACGGTAAGTGAAGATAGTGGTGATTACGGTGGTGCCTTGGTGCAAGATAATGCGCCTAGAGTGCAAATGCCGTTAACGCCTGCTGGTCTTTTAGATCAATTGGGTGTAACGCGTTTACGTAACCTTTCTGGTGGCGATGTGCCATTACCGGTTATGAGCGATTACGATTTTGCGTGGTTGGCAGAAACTGCAGCAATCACACCGCAGAAAAAAGAAATTTCTGGACCGTCACTTTCACCTAACCGTTTAGGTGCGGCTGTAGAGATTTCAAACCGCTTGTTAATTCAATCTTCAGTAGATGTAGAATCTATGATTAGAGGATTGATTATTCAAGGGTATCAACGTGCTATTGATGCTGCTGCAATTAACGGTAGTGGTTCCAGTAACCAACCAGAAGGGATTTTAAATAATTCTTCTGTGCCTACCGGTGCTTCAACCGATGCAGATGTGCCTTCTAAATTGTTGATTACAGAACTGGTTTCAAAACTGGAAGCTGCAAATTCAACAACAAACAACCTTGCGTTTTTAGGTGCACCTGGATTAAAGCACTTAATTGAAAACACGAAGCTTGATGCTGGTAGTGGCCGTTTCCTAATGGAAAAAATGAATGAGCTATTTGGTTACAAGTTTGTAACATCAACATTGGTTCCTGCTTTAAGTGGAAACTTCCCGTTAATCTTTGGTGATTGGTCCAAGATGTTTATCGGTGAGTGGGGTTCACTTTCTGTATTAAGCGACCCTTACAGCGGTGCATTGTCTAACAGTGTTCGTCTTGTATTAAACGGTCACGCCGATGTAGCAATTGCACAACCTAACGCATTTGCGGTGAACAAGTACTTTAATGCTACTGATGCAACATAAATTTTTCATAATTGGTTTAGTTAGTTAATTGAAAAAAAGCCCTGAACAGGTAATAGCGGGAGGGGCTTTTTTAAAAACAAAACAGATGGCAAAGAAGAAAACAGCAACAGCAAAACAGCCTAAAAAGGAAACTACCGAAGCAAACGATAAACGTAAAGCAGCTAAAAAAAGCAAAGCAAAAACGGTTAAAGTTGAAATTACCGGTGGTGTTGCTTGGTTAGGCTTGCCGCATAACGTGGGGCAAGTTGCAGAACTTGAAGAAAAACAAGGCGAAGAAGTGGTAAACGCCAACCGTGGTAAATACGTAAAATAATGGAAATCACCTATAACATACCAGAATATGATAACGAAGCGCAAAACGCTGTAGAAGTGGTTTCGTTAATCGATGCTAAAAAACAGCTTCGGTTAATGGATGATGACAGCGACCCCGATTTTTGGGAACACGAAGATAGCGTAATACAGTCGTGTATTAATTCCGCAGTGAGTGAAGCTGAAAAATATATGTCGCGCACCTTACAACCGCGCGAAATGGTTTTTGGTCTTTCAGAATGGGAAAAGAATATTGTATTTCCTGCCGGTCCCGTAACCGAGGTTACTTCGGTTGAGTATTTAAAAGAAGGTGATACAGAATATACCGAGTTAGATGAAGCTAATTGGAAGCTGTACAACTTCGGAAACAATAAAGACGTACTGCTTATTAAACAAGCCGGCCGTACCGAAACCCTAGAACCTGAAACACTGGATGCTGTTAAAATTACAGCAACTATAGGGTATGAAGAAGGTAAAATACCAGAAGATATTATAAAAGCCGTGAAGTTAATCCTTACCGATGCGTATGAGTACCGCGGCGAAAAAGAAGTAAAACCCAACCGCAGCAGTAGATCACTGTTAAGGCCATATAAGCAATGGGCATAATGAGTAGAGAAAGAGCAACTGTAGGGCAACGGCAACGGCGTGTTGAGATTGTAAAATTTGTCGACACCAAAAACGTACTAAATGAAGATGTACGTGCTGAAGAATCTATGGGTTTTTTCTACTCAAAAATGGAAGATCTATCCGGTAGTATGACCGATGAAGGAAAGGTAATCCACATTATCAATCGGACCTATGCAATACCCTACCAAAAGGAAATTAAAGCAGATGGTGAGCAGATGGTTTTAATTGATACCCAAGAAAATGAAGAATACGCCATTTACTATGTAAAAGAAGTAGGGCGTAAAGAGCAGTTGATTTTAAACTGTAAAAAACGTGAGTAAATCGCTATTTGAAATAGAAGGTTTCGGCAAGTTGCAAGCAAAAATTAAGCAACTGCCAGATAAGGTTAAAAAACGTGAAATGTTGAAAGTGTTACGTAAAGTAACCAAGCCTACCATAGATGCTGCAAGACAACAAGCACCAGTAGGTAATAAAGAACATAAGCGTTACAGCCGAAGGGATGGAAGTGTTTTAGCAACCTACCAACCGGGAAACCTTAAAAAATCCATTGGGAATATTACCGGGCGTAGGGGCAGCGCAAAAATAAACGCTGTTATTTATGTGGGGCCACGCTCTAAAGGTAGAAAGTACGATGGGTATTACGGTGCAATGGTACACGGCGGCACCAAGTATCAAAAAGCAAATAAATATATGGACCGTGCCTATAACCAAACAAAAGGCAAGGTTACCAAAGAAGCAGAAGATAAAGTGGCAAAAGCCATTCAAAAACAAATAGACAAGTTAAGCAATGTATAACGCGCTACTTTTTTTAAAAGAGCAATTAGTAGATAACAGCACGATCACCAATGAAGTTCCTGCTGAAAATATATATCCCTTGATTGCTGCCGCGAAGGTTGATATAAACAATTTTATGGTTTTTTCAGCGACTCGAGAAGGTCGTTTTACGAAAGATAAAGCAGCAAATTACAATGCTGAAGTTAGAGTTTTTGCTTCAAACTTATTAGAAGCAGCGCGTATAAGCGATATAGTAGAAGAAGAATTAACAAATCATAATATAATTTTTGGAAATGGTGCAAGAGCAACATTTACAGAAGATTATAAGAATGTATATATAAGTTTAATATTCACCTTTAAAATATAACACAATGCCAAACACAATTAGCGGCGTAGCACGCATTAAGATAGACGATGATAATGTCTACCACGAGATTGAAGCAGAGCTTTCAATGGATCTGGAAACAAAAGAACGCGAAACAAAAGACACCAACGGTACAGAATACCGTGCAGGTAAAAAGTCTTGGACAATGAGCGGTAACGGACTTCAAGTTGAAGAAGTAACCGGTGATGAGCTAACCTTTAAAGGCTTGTTTGATAAATACGATGCTTCTGCCGAAGTAACCGTAGAGTTTACAACCGATGCCACTGGCGATAACTATTACACCGGGCAGGCATTGATTACCAACCTGACGGTAAATGCAGCGGTAAATGAAGACCCAACGTGCAGCTGGTCCTTACAAGGTACGGGTGCATTAACAAGTTCAACCGTAAGCGCGTAAGTATGGAAGCCCAAGTAATTACAATTGATAAGAAAGAGTATAAAGTAGATTTTTCATACAAATGTATAAAGCTTTTAAGTGAAAAATTCAAATCAAACAGCCCTGTTGCGACTTTAAACAGAGTAGGTAAATGTTTTGAAAGCTTAATTAGTTTATACGGTGATCTGGATGAAAAGGATTTTGATAAAGTGGATCCCGAAAAAATAACATTTGAACAAATGGATATGTTTCGGGATTTAACTGAATCTGCTATTAATGCTGCAAATCCTGAATTAAATTTTTCGGTTGAAGGTGGTGATAGTTGGAAGTTGTTTATTGATAATTCTGAAGCTTGTGGTTTTATAATGGCTTCATTTTTCAAACATAATATTCCAGAAAGTTCACAAACAGTTCACCCGCAAAAGTTGGGAAAGCAAAAAAAACCACAAAAAAAAAGCAAAAAGAAGTAACCGCAATTACTTGGGATGAACTGGAACAGTTGGCGTGCGGTGAAATAGGATTAAAAGTCAACTATTTCTATAGCCTTACGCCGCGCCAGTTCTTCAACATACAAGCGGGTTACTTTAAAAAACAAGAGCGACTGCTGGAAAACGACTGGTTGCAAACAAAAGTACTAAGCTACTTTGTGTTTAGTAGCATACCAAAAAAGAAAGCTAAACAAAAAAGTTTCCCAGATTTTGTAGAAGCTTTTTTTGAAACAAAACAAGAATACAAGCCCGAACGGCTTGACGAAAACCCCGAAGAACGCCGTGAACGATTACGAGCGTTTTTTAATAAAGTAGATAAAAAGCGCGATGTAGAGCAGTCTGGTTAGCTCGCTTGCTTGCTTTGCAAGAGGTCATCGGTTCGAATCCGGTCATCGCTACTAAAATGTAAATATGATTATTTTGATATACATATTGATTTTAATTCTTATATTTGTGGTGCGAAACAATTCATTTTATGGTCACCACAAGAAAAATTTTAATGAGCCTATGGGTAGGCGAGCGATTGCAAGTATCGCAACTCTTCAGTTTGACTGTGGATTGTTTCGCAGCGACCTACCCGCTGCTGCTCAAAACTCAAATTATTTTGTTATGCGAAACAATCCACAAAAAAATAGCAGTAATGCTATTGAAAGTCTACGAGCCACTTTAGAAAAAATAGAGCGGCAAAAAGAACAAAAATTATTAAAAGAGTATTTATCTAACCTTGGTGTGAAGCTTACTTCATTTCCATTAATTCACTTGAACTAATGAGAAACGAAGAAATTGCATATAAAAGAGGTTATAGAGTTGATAAAACTGGTGTTGTTTATAATTCAAACAACGAAAAAGTTATTACTACAAAAAACAGTGAAGGTTATTTAATCTTTGGTACTGGTTCAAGAGTTAAAAAAACATTTAAAAATGTAGCTGTTCACCGCTTACAAGCGTTTTGTTTATTTGGTAAATCTATTTATAACTTACAAGTTGTAAGACATTTAGATGGTGATAAATTAAATAATAAAGCTGATAACATTGTTTTGGGAAGTTATGTTGATAATTATCACGATATACCAAAAAAAGCCAGAAAGAAAATAATTTCTAAAATGGCTGAAACTAAATGTGGTTTCGATGAAGAGCAAATAGTTAAAATGTTTAAATTAAGAAAAGAAGGTTTGTTTTATAGACAAATTGCTAAAGAATTAAATTGTACCCAAGGTTGGGTATGGATGATTTTAAACGGTAAAACTACTTATACAGAAAGAATTAATAACTTAAAATTATAAGCTGAAGCGCAAACCTTGCATCTATAAATATTAAGTTTAATGCTGATCTAGAGCAGTTTAGTTCACAGATCCAGAACGCTGAACGCCAAATGAAAAAATTTGGTAAAAACTTACAGCGTACCGGTGCTAATTTAACCGCTGGGTTGTCTTTGCCGCTTGCCGGGCTGGGTGCGTTATCCATTAAAACCGCAGCCGATTTTGAAACGCTTAACACGTCTTTGGTTACCGCACTGGAAGGTAACGAAGCCGCCGCAAAAAAAGCGTTTGACCAGATTAACAAATTTGCTGCTACAACGCCTTTTCAAGTAGATCAAGTTGCCGAAGCATTTATAAAACTTAAAAACTTAGGGCTGGATCCTAGCGAACGGGCGTTAACTAGTTATGGTAACACCGCCGCCGCAATGGGCAAAAGCCTTAACCAAGTGGTAGAAGCTGTTGCCGATGCCGCAACGGGTGAGTTTGAACGCCTTAAAGAGTTTGGTATTAAGGCAAAACAACAAGGTGATCGGGTTACGTTTACATTTAAAGGGATAGAAACCACCGTTAAAAAAGATGCCGCCGCCATACAGGAATATTTACTGAATATTGGTGAAGTGGATTTTGCAGGCGGTATGGAACGCCAAAGCAAAACCTTTAACGGCCGTCTTTCCACATTAAAAGATAATTTAAAACTATTGGCAGCCGATTTTGGCGCTATTTTAATAGACGCCATTAATCCGTTTATTGATAAAATAGGCGATGTTGCAAAATCCTTTAAAAACCTTTCACCAGAAACCAAAAAAATAATAGTTGTGGTTTCGGCTTTGGCAGCTTCAATAGGTCCCGTATTGGTTTCTATTGGGTTTTTGGCCACCAATGTTATTCCTGGTTTAATTAGTGCGCTTGCCGCTTTAAAAGTTGCAATAGCTTCTAACCCTATTGGGTTGTTGGCAACGGTTTTAGCCGCTACGGCTGGTGCTGCGCTGGTTGCTAACAGTAGGTTTACCGCTTTAACCAATGCGACTAAGGAATATTCAGATATTACGGCAAAAGCAGCCGATAATATTGCAGATGAAAAAGTACAATTAGATACACTTTTACGTACTGCCAGAAACGAAAAGTTAAGCAAAGAAGAACGTATAAAGGCGATCAACAAGCTTAACGAAATTGTACCGCAATACAACAAAGAACTTTCTTTAGAAACGGTAAACACCGACAAGGCAAAAGCCGCTACCGATAAGTATGTACAGTCTTTATTGCTAAAGGCAAAAGTACAAGCCGCCCAAGAAAAACTGGTAGAAGTAGAGCGCGAGCTGTTAAACCTTCAGTTAGGTACAAATGCTGCTGCGCAACCTTCGTTGTGGCAAAATTTAGCCAATGGTTTTACGGCTGCTGGTAATGCCGGGGCGTTTGTTTCAAAAACCGCTAAAGATGTGGTGGCGAACCTTTCAGAAGAAGAAAAGCAATTAAACCTTCTTCAGGAAAAAATAGTTTCTTTTTTAAGTGAAAACAAAGAAGTGGCCGCCCAATTTAACGAGCAGACCACAGCAATACAAAACACAAATAAAGAACTGGAAGGCTACCGCGCTAAAGTAGAATCTGTTAATTCATTAGAACCTGAAGGTGCTAAAAAAATGGCTGCTGCCATTGGTGAAATTGGTGTAATGGCCAGAGGTGTTGTAGCACCGTTAACCGCTGCACAAACCAAAGCATTAGAGGTTGGTGTTGCTTTAAGTTCACAGGTAGCGCCATTGGTTGAAAGTGCAATTGAAAGTTTAGCGGCAGGATTTGGAAAGCTATTGGCTGGTTTTGCAAACGGTACTGCTGGGTTAAAAGATATTGCAAATCTAGCGCTTGGTACTTTGGGTGATTTAATGATAAGATTAGGAGAGATAGCTATAAAAACAGCAATTGGTGTTGAAGCGATTATAGCTGCGTTTGAGTTAAATCCAACTTTAGCAGCAGTAGCGGGTATTGCGCTTATTGCATTCGGTAATTTAATAAAATCTTCAATGGCAAATGCACCCGGTGAAGTGGCACTGGCTAACGGTGGGGTTGTGTTTGGTGAAACCTTATCGATTATTGGTGATAACCGTAACGCCGCGTTTGATCCCGAAGTGGTTTCGCCATTAAGTAAACTTAAAGAATTTATAAGCCCTGGCGATGGCGGCGGAAGTGGTAAAGTAGAATTAAGTGGCGAATTTAAAATAAACGGTAAGGATCTAGCCTTAGCGCTGGATAGAACCAACCAAAGACGTATAGGGTAATGATTGAGTGTATTTCCATATCGATTTATGATACTACGGTGCCGGCTATTCGTCCTATTCCTGAAAATTTTGCTGAAAAAGGTAGTTGTAAACTCTATTATGATGGCGGTGACACAAAGCTGGTAAACCTAATGGCTTCCAGACTGGAATTTGCAATGGAAGTAGATTACAGTCAGTCGTTAAACTCTTTGTTTTACGATCACCTTTTTACAGGAAACGAAACCAAATTTAAAACCATTGTTCGCGACCAGGACGATAATACGTTATGGGAAGGTTTTTTGTTGCCCGATGAATATAGCGAGCCATTTACCACTGGTACTTTTTTTATTGATTTAACCGCTACTGATGGATTAGCAAGATTAAAAGGTAAAAAATTTAGCGATGCTTGGTACAGAGCAAGACATAGTTATACAAAGATTTTAGCCGATTGCCTTAAAAAAACAGGTTTAGCGTTAGATATATATTTAAGTCCCGCAATAGAAAACGTGGCGCCCAATGCCGGAAGATGGGATTCTATATTTATAGATGGTGCTTCGTGGGGTGATGAAACCAGTAAAGCCGATTGTTACGAAATTTTAGAAGCCGTTTTAAAAGAAACCGCTTGCACGTTGTTTCAGCAAAACGGACGGTGGTATGTAGAAGGCTATAACCGCCGTAGTAAAAACCCTGCTTCGTATTACCATATAGATGCCGATGGTGTTTATGTAAGCGATGTGGCAAATGCTGTTTTATCAACCACTTATAACGACTGGAACGCATCACCACAAATTACGTTAAAACCACCGTATAAAGAGGTTATTGTTAATAGTGGGGTAAGTGATGTAAACCCATTGTTCCCTGAAGATATTGTAGTACAACCGTGGACGAAAACAAGTGATACAGATGAGTTTCCGTTACCTAAATATTGGAAAGGAACGGGAATAACACCAATATTAGGTTCTATGATAGCTTCACCTATTCCTGAATATGATGGCGAAGATCTACAGGTGCAATCATTTATAAGTGCGGCAGGTATTTATGAAGAGGCTAATGACGCGCAAGTGTATAATAACTACATATCATTTAAGAATCCTGTTTATGTTAAAGGTGGAAATGGTGAAAAACTTTCAATAAAAATTACATTAAGTACCGTTTATGCAGATACGTTTTTTGATGATCCGCCAACGGTAGACACATTGGTTTATGATATTCTTTTAGGTGGAACTTCTATTATTTCAAATAGAAAAAACTTCACATCACGTGACAATTATTTACCTGATTTTGATAAAACTGAAATATCTTCAACATTTGGGAAAGCTACTTCTACGCTTGTTATTGAAGATTATAGGTTAAAACAAAGTGGTTTTTTAGATGTACGCATTCACCACCCTTACAGTAAATATACCGGTCAGCCTGTACAAATTGAAGTTTTGGAAATAAACTACATAGACCAACAACAAAAAACATTTAGTAAGCGGCGGGATATAGATTTCACCCAAACTGAAACCTTAGATATAAAACACGGTGATAGTGTACTGGATAAAGTGAAAAACAACTTTATCTACCAACCTGTAATCCCTGAAGCAGAGTTTACCGAAGTACCCTTTGGGCAAACCTATGCATATGATGGTGATAATAACCCGTTAGGTTGGGGGCTGCTTGTTGCAAACGAAACTGATTATTTACGGGTGATAACACAACCTACAAAAATTTATTTACAGCGAATAGACAGCGACTTTCCAGAATATGTACAAAGTGTAAGATGGATAAATGCAGGGCAATATTACATTTTTTTAGACCTACCAGATGGTCATATAGTACGCACAGGTGATAGGTTGTTAGTGCGTGAATCTGGCGCGGCTGGTGACCCACAAACCGCCACGTTGCACAATTACCGCGAGCAATGGCGTAAAACAACCCACCAACGGCACGCACAGCGTTTCGGGTATATTTTAAGCGAAATGATACACGACAACTACCCTACAGGATTAGTGATGTTTGAAGGTACTACGGCAGGGTTGGTGTTTCCATTATCATTAACAGGCTACGAAGTAGGCGAAGGGTTTAGGCGATGGATCCCGTTACGGTTAGAACTCATCTTTGGTGAAAACGAAACCAGAGCCACATTTATAGAATTTAAAAACGAAAAAGTAAGGGATTATGAGGCTTAAACATCAAATATTCGTGAGGGTACAAGACCCGCCACCGCCACCAGAAGAAACGGTGTATTTGCTGTTAGAAGATGGAAACAATATAACAACAGAAGATAATAAAAAATTAATACCAGAAAATAATGGCTGATATAAAAATAAGTGATGTAACAATAGGCTCAATAAGTGAGATTGTATCAGGTGACTATGCGTTGTTTTTAGATAAAAGCGCCACGTCTGGACCACAATCGGGACCAGGTGGTACGTTAAAACTAGTGCCTGTTGGTGCTTTTAGGCCTTTTGGTACAGTGCCGATAACAGAATACGACCTTAACCTTAACGGTATAGACACAAACCAACCGCTACTAAATTATATAGCCGATGCTATTAATGCTTCGGGGCCATTTAACAATATACCTGGTGGCCGCATTGTGTTTAGAACATTTTCTGTGAGTGGTTTTGAAAGTAATTATACAGATGATTATAGTGTTACGATAACGTATTTTGAGTTAAAAAAAGGGTTTTCTGGAGCTTCTATCGGTGGTAGTACTTTGGTAACGGGAAATGATTTGGTTATTTCAGGAGGGCCTTATGTACGCAATCCTGAAACCAATGAAGATCTGTTTTTAGATTTAGGCGATATTGGTTCTGGCCCAGTAGAAGATGCTTTTAATTTGGGTGATGGTGGCGATGCGTGGCAAATAGTAGGTACAAAGTTTATCACTGCCGAGCTGGATGGCCAGCCTACTATTTGGAAGTTTGTAGGTACTGGTTTTACTTTTTGGGGCGGTGACGATGCTGCAACCGATCCCGAAATAGGAACAGCCACAGCTTCTGATTTTTTATTGCTCAATGAAGATGCACCCGTGAAAGGAATGAGCCTTGCAGATTTATGGGATTTAAATATACCCCGCGACCTAACGACCACACCAATACTTAATGGGTCGGTATTAACCTATAATACTACTACTGGAAAGTGGGAAGCTGCACCTCCTTCTGGCGGCACAGACATAGACCCCGACACCGATATTTATGCAGATGTAACCGCATTAATTACAGACCAAAACGCACAGGAAGAAGGCGAAGAGTATTTTGTAACCGATGCCACAGATTTTACAACCATTACAAGCGGTGGTGCTTTGGTATTATACTTAGGCACAACCGATGGCGATGAAGAAGATTATTTGATTTTGAGTAATCCTGGGGGGGAATCCTCAGGCATATCCCGTATAGAAGAAAGCCCAACAGACACTGTTAAAGCAGATAAAATATACACCCGTCACGGAAGCAATAAAGTAACGCAGTCTGGCAGTAGGAATGTTACTTTAGATAACACCAATGCAAAAATTACATCTTTCACTTCAGAAGAATTTATAACAGACGGTAGCGATTTAGTATTAAGCACAATGCCTTATTCTTATGATATTAGCGGTGCTACAAATGTTACTATTTCTTCAGACAAGACAACGTTTAGCTTTTCATCATCAGGCGATACGTATAGAATTATGTATGAGTGGTTAGGTGCTGCTTCGGGATGGCATATTACTATTAAAGACTACATTATAGCTGAAGAAATAATCCGTTCCAATAGTTATTTATTCATAACATCACCAACCCCACGAACTGAAATTGAAGAGGGTGATACGTTAAACCCAACTGTAGAAGCCGAAAATGCAGAAAGTGTAGAGTTTTTCTATAAAAACCTATCTGATACTTGGGTAAGTATAGACGATGCCGTAAACATAAGCGGTGATATTTGGGAAGTAGCTAGTTGGTCACCAACTGTACCCGCTACAGCAATTAAAGCAGTTGCTACGTATGCAGATACCACAACACAGGAAGTTGAAAACAATTTATATTCAATTTCCATTCACGATACATTTACAGATACAAACGGCACAAGTATAACATCACATACGCCAGATAGTAATTTAGGTGCTAATGGATGGACTATTTTAAATGGCGATTGGGAAATTATCGGAAACACACTAAAAAATGAATCTGGTGTTTCTGGTGTACCTTTAGATATGCACCACGATTTAGGATATGCAGATTGCATTTTTAAGTTTACGACACCATATATTGATGCAATGCAGGTTATTTTGAGATATGACAGCGCAGATGATTATTTAAACCTATACAAGAGTGGCACATTAACTTCCTTAACACAAGTTTCGGGTGGCAGCAATAATGTGGTTTGGTCAGATGACACTAATTTAACAAATGGTGGTTTATTTGAATTATGGTTGATTGATAGGGAATTAAAAATAGTTGTTGGTAATGAAGTAAAAGCATTTATTGAAATACCTATTGCATCTTCATATACAAAATTTGGATTTAGAAGGGGCGGTGCAACTTCTTCCACGCAAATCGATAATTTCACGATAATTCCTATAGCACCACAACCTATTGATAGTACGGTTTCATACACTGCAACAAAATTAGGAAGCAGTGTAATCGCAAAAGGTTTTAACGCACCAAAAGACAGTAGCCAAATTGGTGATTTCGACATGGAAACCGTTGATGACACTAATTACTTACTTTATTCTACACGTGATAGCAACAATGATTTTAAGGGTTTATGTTTAGCTACTTCAGATGTTTCAGACCCACACAATTGGACTGCACAAGTAGCTTACGCTCTTGAAGTGGATGATATAGCGGGATGTGCTGTTAAAAAAGTAGGTTCTTTATTTCACGTAGTTTATACAGACAGGACAGAAGGAAAACTACTATATGCTACAGGGGCTGATATAGGTTCTTTAACTCCACAAGGGGTTATTAAGGATTTAACAGGTGACGGTATATACATACGGCAATCAACCCTTAATTATGAGAATGGTGTTTGGCACGTCCATTCAACAATACGAACTGACCAACCCGCAGGGGAATTTGGTTATTTAGCCCATTTTTCAGGAAATGACTTAACTTCATTAGGTGATATAAAGGAAGCACTTTCTACTCCAGGTTTTAAAGATGATACTTGCAGCCTAACAGGTGTGAGTGTTAAGTTTAATGAAGATAACGGTTATTATGAAATGTTCTATTCAGCATATAAAGGTAGGGATGGTTCAAATTTCGTTCACAATATCTTTTTAGCAATTTCAAAAGTGATAGATGGTAAATATGTTAGGGTTTCTGACGCCCCATTAATTGAAGTAGGCGGAACGTCATTTGACGATGCTGATGTGGGTGCGCCTTGCAGAATGCCCGGTACAGATAAACTATATTATGTACATAACGGAAGCGGCACAGCAGGTGCGGGTGACGGTATTACATACGCAACATTAACAGAAGATTAAATAGTATGAAAACAAAACTAATATTCGGAATAATCGCAGCGATAGTAAGCGTAGGCGTTTACTTATTAAAAGAAGATTTATTTATGGCAACCACAGCAGCAGGGTTGGTGTGGATAGCTTATGAAAAGATTACCAAAAAAGAAGTAAAACAAGACTTTGAGCAAAAGACAGGGATAAACTATAAAATGTTTAAAGAACGTAAGAAATAGAAATAGGAATAAAATGAACTTAATCCCAATTTTGATTTACTACTTTTTGCAACTAAAATCTGCGGTTAAAATTTCAACATTTGTAGGCTCTATAAGCTATATATATTTTAAAACCTACACGTATTTATTTGAGTTTTCAACCCCATTTTTAAGAGGTGAACCTTCAACGTTACAAAAGGCGTTAGACTGGTATGCATATAATGAAGATTACATTTTAGTAGTGCTGTTCACTATTGCGGTAGATTACACTTTGGGAACTTGGAAATACCTTAAACAGCGAGATTTCGTATTCAAAAAAAATATAGCTGGGCTGTTCACTAAAATGTTTATAGTCCTTTTTGGCGCACTGTTATTTGAAGGTATGAACATAATTATTTATGAAGATTCGATCATTAAAGAATATTTAACCATCATTACCAGGTTAATTGTATTTATCTATCCCGCCCGGTCAGCATTTAGAAGTATGAGTTTTATAACAAAAGGAAAATTCCCGCCCAAAAGCTGGATTGACAAGATGGATAAGTTTGAAGGAACATTAAACCCACAAGACTTAGGAAACACAAATAAGCAAAAACAAAATGAAAACACTTACCGAAAATGATTATAAAGAAGCTGCTGCAATGCTTAAATGTGAAGTAGCGGCTGTTAAAGCTGTTGCCGAAGTTGAAAGTTTAGGTAGTGGTTTTTTAAGTGATGGAAGCCCAAAAATACTATTTGAAGGTCATATTTTTTGGCGTGAGCTTCAAAAAAAAGGAATAGTACCGCAAGAGCACACCGAAGGTAATAACGATATTTTGTTTAAGTCCTGGAAGCGAAAATACAAAGGCGGTATTGCAGAATATAGCCGCTTGGAAAAAGCGTGTAAAATAGACGAAGAGGCCGCTTTGCGTTCGTGCAGTTGGGGAACGTTTCAAATATTGGGTAAATGGGCTGAAGATTTAGGGTATAACGATGTGTTTGATTTTGTTTTTTCAATTCGCACCGGTGCCAAAGAAAACCTAATGGCTTTTGTTCAGTTTGTAAAATTAAACCGTCTTGATGACAACCTTCGTGCTTTAGATTGGCGTGGTTTTGCGCGTGGTTATAATGGTCCAGGTTATAAAGCCAATAAATACGACACAAAAATGGCAGCTGCCTATCAAAAGTATAAGTAA